GACGCCCCCGGACGTGCTTCGAGCGCTCTACGATGGAGCGAGGAAACAAGCCGAACGGAGACGAAGCAAGCATGGCTACTAGTGGCACTTTCGGCTACCGCACCGACCGAGAGGGCGGCGTCAAGATCGAAGGGCTATCCTCCGTCCGTTCGCAGCTCCGCAAGCTCTCGAGCGACGTCGACTACCGGGCGACCGAGTTCCTCCCGGTGAATAAGGCGATCGCCGCGGCAGTCGCCGGGGACGCGAAGCGCTTCGTCCCGGTACTCTCCGGGGCGCTCGCCGCCACGATTCGGGAAGCTGCCTCGAAGACCTCCGCCCGCGTCAAGGCAGGAAGCGGGAAGACGGTCGCCTACGCGGGGCCGATTCACTTCGGATGGCCTGCCCGCCGCATAAAGCCTCAGCCGTTCTTCTATGACGCGATCGACAAGCGCCGCGATGAGATTCAGCGCCGCTACGAAGGGCTCGTTGACGACCTTATTCGCAAGTACGACCTCGACGACAAGCGGGCGAAGTAATGGCTCTAATCTCCGTCACGATCTCAGGTAATGCCGCACCGCTCAAGAAGTCGGTCGACGAAGCCGAAGGGATGCTCGGCAAGTTCGGCTCGACGATCACGAAGTTCGGAGCGGTCGCAGCCGCCGGAATGGGCGCGGTCGCCGCCGGAATCGGCTTCGCAGCGAAAGCCGCCGCCGAAGATCAGCAGTCCTTCGCGCAGCTTGAGACGGCTCTTCGGAACGTCACCGGGGCTACGCACGATCAGATAAAGGCGGTCGACGATCAGATCGCCGCGATGAGTCTCGCTACCGGAGTCGCCGACGACAAGCTTCGCCCCGCGTTCGCGGCACTCACTCGAGGGACTCGAGACATCGCCGAAAGTACGGAGCAGATGGGGCTCGTCCTCGACATCTCGACCGCTCTTCAGATGGATGCGACCGCCGTCGCAGACGCGCTCGCGAAAGGCTACGAAGGAAACACGAAAGCGCTGAAGGGACTCTCCCCTGAGATGGCGGCGATGATTAAAGAGGGCGCGAGCATGGATGAGATCCTCTCGCAGCTCTCCGCGAACTTCGGCGGAGCAGCCGCCGCGAACGCGGATACGTTCGCCGGGCAGGTAAGCCGCCTGAAGGTATTCATGAGCGAGCTCGTCGAGCAGATCGGCTACTACGTTCTCCCGGTGCTCTCGAAGATCGCCGAGTTCATCGTGAAGGACGTCGTCCCCGCGTTTCAGAGGATTATCGACAAGTACGGCCCGGCGCTCGCTGAGATCTTCCAGAAGATCGCGGACTTCATAGGTGAGAAGGTCGTCCCGGTTATGCGCGATCAGCTCATCCCGTTCATCTCCGACCTTGCTCAGTTCATCGGCGAGAAGCTCGTCCCCGTGATACGTGACGTCGCGATAAAAGTCTTCGACGGGCTGCGGCGAATCTTCGAGATCGTTACCGACAAGATCGCCGATAACCGAGAGAACATCGGGAAGCTCGTCGAGTTCTTCCGTACTCTGGCGACGTTCGTCGCTGAGAAGGTCGCCCCGGTACTGACTCGAGTCCTCGGAGTCGCGTTCGACGTCGTCGCTAAGGCCATCGGCCCGGTAATCGACGTCGTCTTCGACCTAATCGGAGCGTTCGCCGAGCTCGGAAAGTTTCTCCTAAAGATCGCGGGCTTCGTGCTCGACACTCTCGGGAGCATGGTGAACGGCTTTATCGACATCATAAATAAAGCGATCGACGGCGCGAACAAGGTGAACCCGTTCGCCGACATCCCGAACGTCCCGAAGGTCAGCATCGGCGGCGGCATCAGCGGAAGCGCACCGACCGCCCCGTCCGGTACGGGCGGCGGTACGAGCGGCCCGGATCGCGTCGAGCGTCTCATTCCACCGTCAAGCCTTCCGGACTTCACGATTCCGAGCGTCCTTCCGTCCGCAGGCAGTAGCGGCGGCGGTAAAGGCGGCAAGGCCGGAGCCGTCGACGAAAGCCTCCGGGAGGGTATGGTCACGATCCTGCCGTCGACGGAAGTCTTCGGGGCGTCAGGCGGTGGCGGCTTCGGTGCGGCTATGGGCAACGAAGCACTACTCGACGGGCTCACCGGAGGCGGAGTCGTAAATGTCGTCGTGAACACCGTCTCGGCGGACGCGAACCTCCCGAACCTCATCGTCGAAGCCCTCCAGACTTATAACCTCACGAGCGGCCCGATCGACGTCGCGATCGCCGTCTAAGCCATGCCCGCGAACATCGTCACGGGCGGAACGCTCACCGTAGAGCTCGACGTCGGCTTCGGCGACGGCTTCACCCTCGACGACGTTCAGCAGGGCGTCCTCGACGGGACGACCTACGTCCTCGACGGCGTCGATCAGTTCTCGGAGATCACCGTTCAGAGCGTGAACTTCTTCCGCGGCAAGAAGCGCACCCTCGACTCGATCGCACCGGGGCGGGCGACGATCGTCGCGATCGACAAGACTCGAGCGTTCGACCCGTACAACGAGGCTTCTATCTATTGGGACGAGTTCGACGACACACCCGGACTGTCCCCGCTGCGCCAGATACGCATTACCCGGAACTCGACGGTCATCTTCCGCGGTCGCGTCGTCGACTTTACCTATGACTATGTCGGCCCGAAGAAGATCCCGACGGTCACTATCATCGCCGCCGACGACCTCTTCATCCTCGCGAACTCATTCCTAAACGCTTTCACTCCGTCCGCGCAGCTCTCCTCGGCTCGAGTGACGACCCTCCTCGACCGAACCGAAGTCGGATGGAGCGCAAGCCTTCGAGACATCACGACCGGGGCGGCGACACTCGGGAACTATGCGATCGCAGAAGGCACGAACGCCCTCGACTACCTGCGTCAGATCGACGAAGCCGAACGCGGACGAGTCTTCGTCCGGGCATCCGACGGCGACCTCGTCTTCGAGCCACGGATCGGGACGACTCTCGACCCGGTCAGCGTCACATTCTCCGACGACGGAACGAACACGCCCTACCGGGAAGTCTTCGTCGACTTCACCGTCGACGACGTCCTGAACCGCGTCACCGTTCAGCGCACCGGGGGAACCGCTCAGACGGTCACCGACTCCGCCTCGATCGCGCTCTACTTCACGCAGGCCGAGACGATCACGAACTCGCTCCTCTCGACCGACGATCAGGCCGCACTTCTCGCCGCCTATCTCGTGAACGGCTCACCGACTCCCCGCTTCTCTGGCGTGGCGACCTTCTTCGGCTCGCTCACGACCGCGCAGAAGAACGCAGTCGCCGCCCTCGAGATCGGCGAGACGGTCAGCGTCAAGCGCACGTTCGCCACCGGGAGTCCGGCATCCGTGACGGAAGAGCTCGCGATCGAAGGCATCGAGCACCGAATCGACACCCGCGGCGAGACAGTCATCCTCTACACGTCGCCGACGATCGTCGCTACGAACTTCGTCCTCAACTCGAGCACCGCGGGCGTTCTCGGTAACCCGCGAAACGTGCTCGCCGCATAAGGTAGGCTCTAGCACCTATGGGAGCGAACGCCACGACCTCAGTCCCCTCGTATGTCGCGGGAGAAGTGCTCACCGCCGCCGACCTCAACATCACGAACTCAGGGATACCCGTCTTCGCGGATTCGACCGCCCGGACGAACGGGTTCGGCGGAACGGGCGAGAAGACGCTCGCGGAAGGTCAGTACGCCTACCTCGAGTCAGACGATAAGACCTACGTCTACGACGGCGCAGCGTGGAAAGAAGTCGGAACGTCGGCACTCATTCCGATTAACACGACGAGCTTCTCTAGCGTGACGAGCGTCAGCCTAGACAGCGTCTTCACCTCGACTTATCAGAACTACAGGATCGTGATGACGACCGACGATCCGGCTACCGCTCAGACCTTCACGCTGCGCTTCCGCACAAGTGCGAGCGACAACACAACTAGCAACTATGCCCGAATGAACTCAAGCAACACGGCAGGCGGCGGCGCGGAAACGGTAACCGGGACGACGACGTCGTTCTTCGCCGGATACGTCGGAGCAGGTTCACTCTTCTTCAGCGACCTAACCGTCTTCCGTCCTCAACAGACAGCGAACACCGCGATCGCCGGATTCACCATCTCTAATAACAGCACATACACCTCGATAAGTAGATGGAATATCGGCGGATGGTTTAACGCGACGACGTCATTCGACGGCTTCAGTCTTCTTATGGGCGCCAACACGACCGGAGTCGTCCGCGTCTATGCGTACGCCAATAGTTAGGAGTCTTATGTCGAGGCCGAAGATACAAGTCAACGGAGAAGTCCGCGAGATGAATGACCTCGAACTCTCTCAGCTCCAGAAGGACGCCGAGATCGAGCGGGCATCCATCGAGGCCGCTGAAGCTAAGAAAGCTGCGCGAGATTCAGCTCTCGCGAAACTCGCCGCCCTCGGACTTTCAGAAGCGGAAGTCGCCGCACTCGTAGGAGGCTGAACGTGCCTAGCCTCACGCCTCAACAGAAAGCCGCGCTCGCGTCCTACGTTCGGAGTGTGATCGGTGCGATCGCCGCAGTCGTCGCAGCCGGAGCGACCGACCCGGAAGACATTCTGAAGGCCGCGATCGCCGCACTCCTGCCGCCGCTCATTAGATGGGCGAACCCGAGAGACACGGCGTTCGGTCGTGGCTCGTGATCTCCCGATCGTAAAGCCCGTCCTCCCGCCCGGCTTACGGGGCGAGAAGAACGGCGAACTCTCGAAGACGAAGCTCGTCGCGATCGAACCGTTCGGGAAGCTCTACCCGTCGGCTGCGGAAGCGTGGCGTCTCATGCGTGAAGCCGCACGGCTCGACGAGATTCGTCTCCGCCCGACGACGAGCTTCGACACTTATCGCCCGCTTACCGTTCAGCGAGCCGTTTTCCGTCAGCGTTACACGCAAGAGGTACACGAAGGACGCCCTACCCGGACGTGCGACGGCGTCGTCTATTGGCTTCGTCCCGGTATGAGCGCCGCGGCCTGCCCGGGTACGAGTAACCACGGATGGGGGCTTGCGGTAGACATCTGGAACGTCGGGAAGAACGGTCGCCTCGAATGGCTTCTCGAGAACGCGCTCCGCTTCGGCTTCTCATGGGAGCTTCAGTCCGAACCGTGGCATCTTCGCTACGTTCTCGGCGACAAGACTCCGAAAGTAGCCGCATGAGTACGGAAGTAGTCGTCGCGCTGATCGCCGCGTTCGCCGTCATCATGGCGGGAGTCCCCTCCGCGTTTATTGAGCGAGCCCGCCGGGAGAACGCCGACGACCACGCGACAGTTAGGCGTAGGCTAGATCGCATCGACGAGCACCTCGACGAGATCGAGGACTCAGTCGACGACGTAGCAGAAGTCCTCGGGAGTCATCTCTCGTGGCACGACAAGGAGGCTAGAAATGTCGATACTCAGCAGGCTCGAGGCGAAGAAGACTCAGGTAGTCGTCCTTCGTGAATGGCTCGAAGCGCGACCGAAGAAAGAGCGCGAAGAGTGGCTCGAAGCGCTTAGACGTGCCGACCTCTACCCGTCGAGCGCGATCCTCGCACTCCTCGAAGAAGAAGGACTCCGCGGCATCAACGAGAACACGATCGTCCGCGTTCGACGAAAGCTCGAGGGCTATGTCTCCGCGAGATGAGCTTGCCCGGATCGCCGTCATCGAAGAGCTTCAGACGGCCCTCAAGAAAGCGCAGCAGAAACTAGCGAAGCGGGAAGAAGATCGAGAGCTACTCGTCGCGACCGTCTATCGGGCGGCTCGAGAAGCAGCGCTCGCAGTCAAGACACCGAAGCCGATCG